GCACTTTAACCACAAGTGGCATTATCAAAACTGATGATACTACCGCTGCAACAACTACAACTGATGGTTCACTACAAACTGATGGTGGTCTATCGGTAGTTTTAGATGCAGTCATTGGTGATGACCTATTCTTACTCAGTGATGCGGCAGTCATTCACTTAGGAACAGATAATGAAGTTACTCTGACTCATAGTCCAGACAGCGGTTTAATTCTAGGAAGAACATCAACTGCTGATGATGCTTTTTCTACTCTTACTATTTCTACTGGGGATGACACTATTGTTGCTGGAGATAAACTTGGTCAGATTAATTGGTCTGCGCCAAATGAAACTGGTACTGATGCAATAGCAGTTGCTGCTTCTATTTTTGTAGCAGCAGATGGAACTTTTGATGCTTCTAATAACGCAACAACTATGTTTTTTAGTACATCTTTATCTGGTACTCCTACTGAAAGAATGAAAATAACATCTGGCGGCAACATAGTATTTCCAACAGATGGCAATACTTTTAGTTTTGGTGCAAACTCTGAAGTTATTTTAACTCATGTACACGATACAGGTCTATTGCTTAACGCAGCAATGGAAATTCAATTCCGAGATTCTGCAATTAGTATTGGTTCAACTGCTGATGGTGATTTATCAATTGCTGCTGATGACGAAATAGACATTACTTCAACTCTAATTGATATTAACGGTAATCTTGATGTTTCAGGAACAATTGTGGCTGCTGGTGCATTAACTGCTGCAACCTCAATTACTGTTGGTAGTGCGGTTCTTACAGAAGCAGAATTAGAATTACTTGATGGATTAACCGCTGGCACAGCAATTGCTTCTAAAGTAGTCACTACAGATTCAAACATAGATACAACAGGACAAAGAAATCTTACAATTTCTGGAGAGATAGATGCTGCCACAGGTGACTTCTCAGGTGTGGTTGATATTGCTGGCGCTACAACAACTGCCGCTATAACCGCAAGTGGTATTATTAAAACAGATGACAGCACTGCTGCAACTTCTACAACAGATGGTTCATTACAAACCGATGGTGGTTTGTCTGTAACACTAGATGCAGTTATTGGTGATGACTTATTCTTACTTAGTGATGCAGCGGTACAAACATTTGGTGCAGACAAAGATGTAACACTAACTCACGTTGCTGATACAGGTCTGTTACTTAACGCAGCTATGGTTGTTCAGTTCCGTGACTCTGCTATCAACATTGGTTCACCAGCAGATGGTGATCTAGATATTAATGCTGATGATGAAATAGAACTTAACTCAACTTTGATTGACGTTAATGGAAACTTAGATGTTAGTGGCACAGGTGTTATCGCTGGTGCTGTCACAACTGCTGCCTTGACTGCTAGTGGTATTATAAAAACAGATGATACTACTGCTGCAACTTCTACTACTGACGGTTCCTTACAGACTGACGGTGGTCTATCTGTTGCTGCTGATGCAGTCATTGGCGATGACTTATTCTTACTTAGTGACGCTGCTGTATTAACTTTTGGTGCCGATAAAGATGTTACTGTAACCCACGTTGCTGATAACGGAATAATGATTAATGCCGCAATGCAACTTCGTTTCCGTGATAGCGCAATCAGTATCGGTTCACCAGCTGATGGTGATTTAGACATTAATGCTGACGATGAAATTGAACTTAACTCAACTCTGATTGATGTCAATGGCAACCTAGATGTTTCTGGTACAGGTGTTATCGCTGGTGCGGTGACAACTGCGGCTTTGACTGCTAGTGGTGTTATGAAAACAGATGATACTACTGCGGCCACAAGTACCACAGATGGTTCACTTCAAACTGATGGTGGTCTATCTGTTGCTGCTGATGCAGTCATTGGCGATGACTTATTCTTACTTAGTGACGCTGCTGTATTAACTTTTGGTGCAGACAAAGATGTAACACTAACTCACGTTGCTGATAACGGAATAATGATTAATGCTGCAATGCAACTTCGTTTCCGTGACTCTGCTATTAGTATTGGTTCACCAGCAGATGGCGATTTGGATATTAATGCTGATGACGAAATAGAACTTAACTCAACTCTAATTGATGTCAATGGTAACCTAGATGTTTCTGGTACAGGTGTCATTGCTGGCGCAGTTACGACTGCGGCTTTGACTGCTAGTGGTATCATTAAAACAGATGATAGCACTGCTGCTACAAGTACAACTGATGGTTCACTTCAAACTGATGGTGGTTTGTCAGTAGTGCTAGACGCTGTTATTGGTGATGACATTATTCTGATAAGTGATGCTGCCCAAATTGCCTTTGGTGTAAACTCTGATGTTACACTTAAACATGTTCATAATGTTGGTCTTACGGCAACACATGTTGGTACTGGTGATAATCTACCAATGGTACTACAGTTGAAATCTGAAGAAGATGCGCTTGTAGCAAATGAAGTGATTGCTTCTCTTGAGTTTGCCGCTGGTGACTCTGGTGGAACAGATGGTTCTACGGTAGCTGCGGGTATTCACGCTATTGCTGAAGGAGCATTCACTGCAAGTGCAAATGCTACTAAACTGGTATTTACAACTGGCGTATCTGAAACTGCTGCTTCTAGTGCAACTGCGAAGGCAACGCTAAGTTCAGTCGGTGACTTTACTGTTGCTGGTGACTTGATTATCAAGGATGGTGGTACAATTGGTTCTGCCAGTGACTTGGATGCCATTGCGATTGCTTCTAACGGTGTTGTAACATTCAGTCAGATACCAGTTATGCCAGCAAACTCCATCGACAGTGATGAATATATAGACGGTAGTATTGATAGAGCGCATCTTTCTGCTGATATTATTGATGCAACTAAGATTGCTGATGATGCTATTGATTCAGAACACTATACAGATGGTTCTATTGATAACGCACATATCGCTGATGATGCTATTGACTCTGAGCATTATGCTGCTGGTAGTATCGATACTGCCCACATTGCCGACGACCAAGTGACAGAAGCAAAAATGGCAAATGATGCGATTGGTTCAGCAGAACTTAAAACACTGTCAACTCTGTTGATTAAAAACTCTGGTGGCACTACATTAAAAACTTGTCATACTGCGGGTGCATAAATAGTAATATGAAGAATAATAGGAGCAATCCGTAATGTTAGGAAGTCAATTTTACCATGAAACAATTAGAAAAGTTATTGTTGCTTTTGGAACTGTATTTAATAATATACAATTAGTTCGTAAAGATAATGATGGTGTTATACAACAATCTATGAAGGTTCCCTTAGCATATGGACCACGACAGAAATTTTTGGTTAGGCTTAAAGAAGATCCAGACTTGACAAAACAAGTTGCAATTACACTTCCACGTATTGGATTTGAAATTAAAAACCTAACTTATGATTCTGCTAGAAAATTGAATCGTATACAAAAGTTTAAGAAAACAAAAACAGGGAATTCTTCTAAACTTGATACACAATTTATGCCAGTCCCATATAATCTTTCAATTGAACTTTATATAATGGCAAAAAATTCTGATGATGCCTTGCAAATTGTTGAACAAATTCTTCCTTATTTTCAACCTGATTATACTTTAACATTTAATGATATGGCAGATATGGGTATTAAGAGAGATATACCAATTATATTGAATGACATATCGTATGAGGATAATTATGAAGGTGATTTTGAAACGAGAAGAGCTATAATTTATACGTTGTCTTTTACAACTAAATTTTATTTGTATGGTCCGGTAACTGATTCTGGTGTTATTAAGACTGCCGTTGTAGATCAATATACTGATCTTCCAGCAAATACTCCAGCAAGAGAGCAGAGATATACTGTTACGCCAGATCCAACTAGTTCTGATGCTGATGATGATTTTGGATTTAACGAAACGACAGCATTCTTTCAAGACTCAAAAGTTAAAGATATTGTTACAGGTGAAGATAAATTAACGTCATGAGCAATGAAATTGATAGAGCATTAGGTGTAGTTCAAGAAATTGAATTTAATCCTCCGATTGAAACAAAAACAAAAACAATACAAGTAAATAACAGTAAAGAAACAGACATAGAAAATGATTATGCATACCAACGACAAAACCTTTATAGCTTGGTTGAGCGAGGTTCTGACGCAATTGAAGGCATTCTTGAATTGGCCAAAGAAAGCGATGCTCCAAGAGCGTATGAGGTTGCAGGCAACTTAATTAAACAAGTTGCAGAGATAACAGAAAAACTTGGTGATCTTCAAGAGAAAATGAAAAGACTAAAAGAAGTTCCAAGTAACGCACCTAAGAGTGTTACCAATGCATTGTTCGTAGGGAGTACTGCTGAGTTGCAGAAAATGTTGAAAGAGAAATGATTTGTTTACATATAATTGTTGGTTGACTTAGTAATAAATAGATAAATTTTGTTATGAAGGAGTAAATGATGTTTGAATATCAATGCAAAATTGTTAAAGTAATAGACGGTGACACCGCTGATGTAGATATTGATTTAGGTTTTGGTGTATGGATGAAAAAACAGAGAGTTCGATTCTATGGTGTTGATACACCTGAATCTAGGACAAGCGACAAAGAAGAAAAGGTATATGGATTGATGGCAAAGGAATTTGTTTTAGCCCATCTACCAATTGGATCAACACAAGTTCTACGCACCAAAAAAGATGGTGTTGGTAAATATGGTCGTATTCTTGGAGAGTTTGTTGTTGATGATACAACTCTAAATCAACTTCTTATTGACACACACAATGGGGTTGCATATTTTGGACAATCTAAGGATGATATTGAAGAAGAACATATTAAAAATAGAGAATTAGTTAATGGCTGAGCAAAACCAATATCTAGGCAATCCCAATTTAAAAAAGATTAACACAGCTGTAGAGTTTACAAAGAAAAACATTAAAGAGTTCCATAAATGCGCAGATGATCCTATTTATTTTATCTCAAATTATGTTCAAATAGTTTCTCTTGATCATGGTTTGGTGCCATTTGATATGTATGATTTTCAAAAAGATATGGTATCTTCTATGCATAATAATAGATTTACCATTTACAAATTACCTAGACAATCCGGCAAATCAACTACTATTATATCATACCTTTTGCACTATGCATTGTTTAATCCAAATGTAAATATTGCTGTTCTTGCAAACAAATCCGTTACTGCAAGAGATATTCTTGGCAGACTACAACTTGCTTATGAGAACCTTCCTAACTGGATGCAGCAAGGTATTATTGCATGGAACAAAGGTAATATTGAGTTAGAAAATGGTAGTAGGGTTATTGCAGCTGCAACTTCTTCAAGTGCAATTCGTGGTGGTTCTTATAATATAATTTTTCTTGATGAGTTTGCGTTTGTTCCCTCAAATGTTGCAGAACAATTTTTTGCATCTGTTTATCCTACAATTACTTCTGGTCAAAACACAAAGGTAATTATTGTTTCTACGCCGCATGGTATGAACATGTTCTATAAAATATGGGTAGATTCACAAGAAAAAAGAAATGATTATGTTGCAACAGAAGTTCATTGGAGTGAAGTTCCTGGCAGAGATGAAAATTGGAAAATAGAAACAATACGAAATACTTCTGAATCACAATTTAATGCTGAATTTGAATGTCATTTTCTAGGTTCTATTGACACATTAATTAGTGCACAAAGATTAAAGAATTTAACATATCGAAATCCGATTCAATCAAATGCAGGTTTAGACATTCACACAAGACCAATAGAACAAAATGTTTACATGTTAACTGCTGATGTATCTCGTGGTACTGCAAATGATTATTCTGCATTTGTGGTATTTGATATAACTGAGATACCATATAAAATGGTTGCAAAGTTTAGAGATAATGAAATTAAACCGCTTCTGTTTCCCACCAAAATTCATGAAGTTGCTAAAGCATATAATCAAGCATATGTCATGGTAGAGGTGAATGACATAGGTGAGCAGGTCGCCAACACGTTACAGTTTGACCTTGAGTATGACAACCTAGTTATGGCTTCGATGCGAGGTAGAGCAGGCCAGGTACTAGGAGCGGGATTCTCAGGGGGTAGAGCACAATTGGGTGTAAGAACAACAAAGGCGGTTAAAAAGATTGGTTGTTCTAATCTCAAACAATTGATAGAAGATGACAAACTTATTATAGAAGATTATGACTGTGTAAATGAATTGTCTACATTTATTATCAGAGGTTCATCTCATCAGGCTGATGATGGTTGCAACGATGATTTGGTTGCTTGCATGTTTATTTTTGCTTGGGCAACAGACCAAACATATTTTAAAGAACTTACTGATAATGATATACGAAAAACTATGATAAGAGAACAACAAGATATGTTAGAACAAGATATGGCACCATTTGGTTTTATTGTAAATGGTATTGATGATCCCTTTGGTGATGATATTGATGAATACGGAACCAAATGGACAACAGTTACCAGAGATTTTAATACGAATTGGTAATACTAAATAAATTCTATTAAATCTGAATCCAGTTTGATGAAACAATTTAAACACACAATCTTAGATTTTTTTATAAGTTCATTTAATTCTTTTCTACTTCCATCATTCATTCCCTTACGTTGAGTAAGTTTTCTTATTTTATTATTATGAGGATAAAACTTAAGACAAACAGTTTCACTTTCACCACAATGAATGCATGACTTCTCGGCAAGATACTCATTTAGCCACACAATACGTTGTCGATAATTACGTTTTGCAACTTTTTTTATAGTGCATTTATATTTTTCATAATGCGTTAACATGTAAATATTTATAAGAATTACAACATATAAAAAAAGGTTTTTAGAATCTTTATTTTTATAAATAATACAAAGAAGAATAACTAATAAAGTTTATAAACTTTACAGATTGAAGGAGTACGAAAATGGGTTTTTTAGTCTCTCCAGGCGTTCAGGTTAGAGAAATTGATCTCACTAATATTATACCTGCCGTACAAACAAATATTGGCGCTGTTGCTGGTCCTTTTGAGAAAGGCCCTGTAGCTTCGGTTGTAAATATTGGGACAGAAGCAGAACTAAGAAGTATCTTTGGCGAACCAAATGGTAGTAATTTTGAATTCTGGTTCACTGCGGCAAACTTTTTGCAATATTCAAATGCATTAAAAGTTGTACGTTGTGAATCTGATGTTAAAAGTGCTGCCTCTGAATTGGGTGTGTTGATTAGAGATACAGAACATTATTTAGGTTCTTTTGCTGATGGTCAAGGTAGCGTTGGTCCTTGGGCTGCTAGAACCGCTGGTGATTGGGGAAATTCACTTGCAGTTTCTATTTGTGCAACATCTACAGCATTTTCACAAAATATTACTGGTGCAAACCAAGTAAATGGTGCTGCATCTTCTGGTGCAACATCTGTGATTGTTGATGATGTTGATCTTGCATCTAACGTAATTAACGTTGGTGATGTTGTTTCATTTTTCACAGATAGTGGTTTTGGAACTCCTGCTACGGGTCATGCAGGCAAAGAATATGAAGTAACTGCTCGCGATACATCAGCCAACACAATTACAATTCGTGAACTAGATAATCCAAACGGAACGGGATTGGTTGCATCTCTTGCTAACAATTCTTTTATTCGTCGTCGTTGGAAGTTTTATGATTTGTTTGATACAGCACCAGGCACTTCGCAATGGTCTACTCAAGAAGGTCGTGGAACAGGCGATGAAATGCATATTGTTGTATATGACACAACAGGTAAACTTTCAGGTTATTCCGAAAGTGTTGCTGGTCAAAGAACTCTTGCAGTTTTAGAAACATATAGTGCACTTTCTAAAAATCCAAAAGCTAGAACAGCTCAAGGTGGAACAAATTATTATGCTGATGTGATTTATACACAATCTGCAAATATCTACTGGATGGATCATCTAGGCGCTGGTACTAACTGGGGTAATGATTTAGACCTTAGTAATGATGTCGTGTTAAACGGAACTGATGCAACTGGATCAGATGAAGGTTCAAGCGTTATTGACGAAACGGATGGTGATAGTATCATTCAGGATTCTGGTTCTGGTGCAGGTGTGTATACTTTAGTTGATACACCAACGATTGATGGTTTGACTGGAGGAACAGACGATTATTCAGTTACTCTCGGTGAGAAACGTACTGCATATGACTTGTTTGCAAATGCAGAACTTCATGATATTAACTTTATTCTTGGTGGTCCTTCAGTAACAATTACTGGAAGTTCATTTGGTACTTCTGGTGATGAGTTTGACACACATGGCACAATGATTACAGATATTTGTGAACTTCGTAAAGATTGTGTTGGTTTTATCTCTCCAGCTAGACAATCAGTTGTCAATGTTCAGAGTTCAAACACACAAACAGTAAACGTTAAAAATTCTTTTGACACTTTACCTTCGTCTTCATATGTTGTATATGATAGCGGTTACAAATACATGTATGACAAATACAATGATGTTTTCCGTTTTGTTCCTTTGAACGGTGATATTGCCGGACTTTGTGCAAATACAGATAGAGTTGCTGATCCGTGGTTCTCTCCTGGCGGTTATAATCGTGGTAATGTTCGTGGTGCAATTAAAGTTGCTTATAACCCAATGCAATCTGAAAGAGATATTCTTTATAAGGCTCGGATTAATCCTGTTGTTGATTTTCCTGGCCAGGGTGTGGTTCTGTTTGGTGATAAAACTGCCCAAACCAAACCAAGTGCTTTTGATAGAATCAACGTGCGTAGATTGTTCCTTGTTCTTGAAAAAGCAATTGCGACAGCTGCTAAGTTTACACTCTTCGAATTCAACGATGAGTTTACACGAGCGCAGTTCCGTAATTTAGTAGAACCTTTTTTGCGAGATGTTCAGGGTCGTAGAGGTATCACTGATTTTACAGTGGTCTGCGATGGCACTAACAACACAGGTGAAGTTATTGACAGGAATGAATTTATTGCTGACATCTACATTAAACCTGCTCGTTCAATTAACTTTATCAGTCTTAACTTTGTTGCTGTACGAACTGGTGTTTCGTTCAGTGAAGTTATTGGCAGATTCTAATAAGGAGCAACGAAAATGGTTGGAACATTAGACGAATTTAGATCGCAACTAATTGGTGGCGGTGCAAGAGCAAACCAGTTTCGGGTTGAAATTAACAATCCTCCTGAAGGTGCTGTTGGACTTGATACCAGAAATGCTGCATTTTTATGCACATCAGCACAGCTGCCTGGAATGACAGTTGAAGAAATCGCAGTACCGTTTCGTGGTAGAAGTATCTATATCGCGGGTGATAGAACTTTTGAAGAATGGACTGTTACATTTTATAATGACACAAACTTTGCAATTAGAAATGCAATGGAAAGGTGGAATAATAGTTTGAATCATCTTGTTACGGGACAAGGACTTACTAATCATGATGATTATACTGCTGACCTTAAAGTTTCACAACTTGACAGGGATGATAGATTGTTGAAAACATATACTTTTGTTAATGCGTTTCCATTAAGTGTAAGTGCAATTGCTTTGACTGCTGGTGGGTCAGCTGAGATTGAAACTTTTGATGTTACATTTAGATATCAACATTTTGTCACAGATGGTGTAATCGCAGATGCACCTTCTGGTCCGTTTTAGTATATAACTATATAATCTCAACTACCTAAATAGTAGTAAGGAGATATTATGGCAGAACTTTTCGGATTTAGCATTACTCGTAAACAGGATAAGGACAGTGGAGATAGTTTCACTGTCCCGACTCCTGACGACGGTAGCACAGAGGTTGCTGGCGGCGGTTTCTTTTCTTCTGTTCTTAATACGGATGGGAATGAAAGAACAGAGCTTGAGTTAGTAAGACGTTATAGAGAAATCGCACAACAACCAGAATGCGATAGTGCTATTGAAGATATAGTTAACGAGGCAATCACTTCAGATGAAATGTCTCAATCTGTTATGGTTACTCTTGATAGGTTACCATACCCAAACAAAATTAAAAAAATTATTCGCGAAGAATTTGATAATGTTCTTTCTCTTATGGAATTTGAAGAAAAAGGACATGATATTTTCAGACGTTGGTATGTTGATGGTAAAATTTACTTTCATAAAGTTATTGATAATAAAAATCCCAAAAAGGGAGTAATTGCTCTTAGATATATTGATGCAACTAAAATCAAAAAAATCAGAGAAGTTAAGAAAGAAAAAGATGTATCTACTGGCGTAGAAATGATTAAAAAAATTGAAGAATATTATATCTATAATGAAAAAGGATTAGAACACGCTGGATATGATGGTTCAAGACAGGGAATTAGAATTGCTGGTGATGCTATAACATATGTTCCTTCTGGTGTAATAGACCAAAATAGTGGTAGAGTTTTATCTTATTTACATAAAGTAATTAAGCCTGTTAATCAATTAAGAATGATTGAAGATGCATTGGTTATCTATCGCATTTCAAGAGCACCTGAACGTAGAATTTTTTATATTGATGTTGGTAATCTACCAAAGGTCAAAGCAGAACAATATCTTAAAGATGTGATGAATCGTTATCGTAATAAATTGGTGTATGATGCATCAACTGGTGAAATTCGTGACGATAGAAATCATATGAGTATGTTGGAAGATTTTTGGCTCCCACGCAGAGAAGGTGGTAGAGGAACAGAAATCACAACATTGCCAGGCGGTTCGAATCTTGGTGAGATTGATGATATTCAATATTTTCAGAAAAAACTTTATCGTTCATTGAATGTTCCAATTTCTAGACTTGAATCTGAATCAAATTTTAGTATTGGAAGAAGCACAGATATAACAAGAGATGAATTGAAATTTACAAAATTCATTCAGAAACTAAGAAAGAAATTTGTTCATATATTTACCGATGTTCTAAAAACACAATTGTTGTTGAAAGGAATTGTTTCTTTGGACGATTGGGATGTGATGAAAGAACATATCCAATATGATTTCTTAAAAGATGGACATTTTTCAGAGCTGAAAGATGCAGAACTATTAAATGACCGTATTACTTCACTACAAAATATAGAATCATATATTGGAACATTCTTCAGTAAAGAATATGTTCTAAAACATGTATTGCGTATGAACGATGGTGAAATAGAAGAAATGCGCGACCAAATTGCAACTGAAGCAGAAAAAGATCCAATGGATGGTGGTGTTCCGAATAATGGTGGTGATGGTGTTACTAGATATCCGGCAGATGCCACTGGTATGCCAGTTGATCCAGAAATGAGTGCTGCTGATAGAGCATCACTTGCATTGGGTATTGACCCAAATGCTGAAGAAGGAGAAAATAATGACAAGTAAAGAATTTGTAAATATGGCAGTGGATGGTAATAATATTGAAATGGACAATGCATTTAAAGATGCGATTTCTGATAAAATTACTAATGCCTTAGATACTAGAAGAAAAGAAATTGCAGCATCATTTGTAAACACTAAAAGTGTGGAGACGGAGCAAGAGTAGTGGCGGAGTTTCAATTGATAGTTAATGGAATATTGGAAACATATACTAAATATGAAGATATCCCAAAAACTTTTGATAATGTAATTAAATTTATACCTGATGTTCCAGAACCAGAAGGTGAGGACGGAGGACATACAGAAGAGCAACACCTAGAGATGTCAAAGTGGAACGGCAGATTACAATCACTAATGGAGAAAGAACGTGCCCGCAGCAACTAGAGGACCAACGTCCGAAATTCTTGGAGATGCAGATGTGGCACACTGTTCTGCTATGACCAGAGCAGAGGGTTCGATAAATGTGTTTGTAAATAATCAACCGTGGAGTTGTAAAGATGACAAGAATACAAATCACGACTTGCCGGGCAATCCTTGTCCTAAACATCAAGCTGCCATAAC